CCCCCCTGCCAATACAGGTTCCTAGTCGGCGCGGGCAGCCCCGTAGCGAAATTAGCCCATGCGCCTATGGCGCCGGAAACCGTCATGTCCACCGTGGCCTGCACGACGCCGCCGCGCTCGTCCACGCTCTTGACTCCCGTGCCGCTCATGGTGGAGCTGAGCGAGTTGGTGAAGCCCGGATTCGCGAGCGCCGGAAGCTCGACCATTCCCATGCTTTCCTCCTAGCTCACGTACCACATGCTGCAGTCCGCCGTGACGAACACGAAGCACGGCACGGGGTGGTCGGCCTTGACGGTGGCCTCGGTCGGCACTGTCGCGTACACGAAGCACGGGGTGCCGCTGTGCTCGTCCAGTCTGTCCCAGTTCGAGTTGTACGTCTCGACGCTGTAGCTCTCGGTCGCGTCTGGCTTCGTGAGCTTCAGGTTCTTCGTGAGCGTGGACATTACACGTCCGCTTCGAGCAGGGCCTGAACCTGCGCGCGCCAGAGCTCCGGCACGTCCTCGATGGTTGCCTTGCCGCGCTTGATTCGCTTGTACCAGAACTTGACCATAATTAAGCCTCCTTGCTCGTCAGGTCGCTTACCAATTGCGAGAGCTCCGCTATCGCGTCGGACAGGGCCGACACGTCAACAGCGTTGTCACTCACGGTCTCCGAGAGGTCCGCTATCGCGTCGGGCGCGTCGAGTGCGTCCTCCAAACGCGCGGCCCGCTCCTCGCCATCGGCGATTACGGACTCCCTCGCCGCCATGTCGTCGTCGCTCAGGTCATCAAGTCGATAGCACTCCTCTCCGTCGATGACCACTGGGGTAATCAGCTTGTCGCTGAGGTCGGGATTCACCAGCACGTCGCCCGACGAGTTGACGTACTTGACGCTAACGTTGAGTTCCATGGAACCTCCCTACAATGCTGCATAAAAATAGACTCCACTACCCGTCCATCCACTCTTGACCAACTTGTTGTACTCGTTGACATTTGTCGTGTAGTAGTGGTCGCCGCCGCCATTCGGGTTGTATGCGCCATACACGGCATAGGCATTCGGACCCCATTTGAGGTTGATGGAGCGATGGACCAGATACCCAGCGTTTCTATGCCCGCCCATGACGGGCACCCACGTATCCGTCGTGTTGTCCGTTCCGAGCGCGAACTTGTATCCGTCGATAGTCGTGCCGTCTGGTTCGATGAGAATCTCCGAATACGTCCTTCTGTTTCCCGCCCCAAGTTGGAGCATCTTGCCAGCAATAAAGCTGTCATATCCAGAGTCGCCAAAAGCCTGACACCATGCTGGCATCTCATCAATAGCAAGACTTCCGTTCGGTACGTCGATGTTCGTGAGAGTACCGTTGGCCGTGATATTGCATATGTTGTACGACGTGTCTGGGTTGTTGAATTCGATGCTGTTCTTTGCAAGGCGCATCAACTTCTTGCCGACAGTCGGGGTTCCACTATTCCACGTTACGTTTACGACATCGAAAGAGCCGTCGGCGTTGACGAGTGCGCCGTTTACGGTTGCGCCGTTCTTAATCTTTGATACGAGGACGCCACCGGAGTATTCGTGAACCATCGTGGAGAGCTCGTCGGCGGTCTTCTGGGCGTCCTCGGCCGCACCGCGCGCCTCAGCGGCGTCGTCGCTGGCCTTGCCCGCCTGGTCGGCTGCGCTCTCGGCGACCTGCTGGGCATCGGTCGCGGTCCCGTTGGCCGAGTTGGCGCCCGCCCACGACTGGTCCTCGGTTACCTCGCCCCACGAGCACGTGCCGTCCGAGCGCTCCACGCGGTCCACCCGGTAGCAGCGCAGGGAGCTGTCGTAGGCCGGCATCGTCGTGGACCAGTCGGCCACGTAGGCGTCGGTGCTGGTCGTAGTGGGCGCTGCGGGCGTCGCGGCCGTGCTGGGTTTGGAGGTCCAGAATGTGGTGACCCCCCGGGCCTCGGCACGGTAGGTGACCACGATTGAGGCGCTCGCCATCACAGCCATAGCAGCTCCCTCCCAACGTGGCCGCACCTGACGCGGGTGTCCGCCCAGACGGTCAGGCCCGCGCGACGCGCGTTCTCGCAGAACCACAGGTCCTCGGAGAGGCACTGGCCGTCGTCGTACTCGACGAAGCTGAACCACGGCCTCGGGACGCGCGCGAGGGCGTCGATCCGGACCATGAGGCAGCCGGTTCCGCCGCCCTTCACCGTCACGCGCGGGAACGGCACGTCCAGTTCGTCGGCGGTCATGCAGGAGTCGAGCGTGTAGTCCAGCCCCACGTGCCTGTGGACGTTCGCGTAGTCGCCACGCGACGCGTAGCGCTTCTCCCGATAGCAGCCGAGCACCACGTCCGCGGGCGGGTCGAGCAGGTTAGCGAGGGCGTCCATCGGGAGCACCACGTCCGAGTCGACCATGAGCACGAAGTCGTAGCCGTCCTCGATGGCGGCCTCGCAGATGGCGTTGCGCTGCGAGTCTATCTTGTACCCGCGCTGCACGCGGAAGCCCACGGCGTGGCCGCAGCGCGAGAGGTTCATGAGCCCCTCCACGCACTCGGGCTCCAGGGGGCCGTACGACGGCACGCCTATGAGCACCTTCGCCATTACGCCGTCTCCAGCTTCGCCGTGACGAGCAGCGTTCCGTTCACGGCCTCGGCCGCGACGCTGTACTGTCCCGTGCTGCCGTTGAGCGCGGTGCCGGCCGCCACGCTCTTGGCGGCCGTGGTCGAGCTCCCCGTGTACCAGCAGACCTTGCAGCCGGTGGGAACGTTTGCCACCTCCGCGCCCGCGCGGTAGAGGTGCGCGGTGAGCGTCGTGGAGCCGGAGTTGTTCTTGATCACGGACTCGCCCGTGATGACCATGGAGTACGGGTTGTCCCCCGCCGCGCCGGTCGCTCCGGTGGCGCCCGTCTTACCGGCCGGGCCGGTGGCCCCCGTGGCGCCCGTCTTACCCGCCGCGCCGGTGGCGCCCGTCGCGCCGGCCTTTGCCACGGAGAGGCTGAACTTCTTGGTGAAGCTCAGGGTCTCGCCGTTGACGCCGGTCACGTTGAGCGGGATGGACACCTCGACGGGGCTGTTGGCGTAGGTAAGGGTCGAGTCGTACGACACGGTCACGACCAGCGTCTTCGCGTTGGACGAGTCCGCCTTGCTGGTCACGTTGGTGACGCCCGTGGGCTTGGTCACGGCGCCCATGGAGACCGCGCACTGCGTCGCGCCGCAGAAGGCGTAGACGTTCGTGGTCATGCTGCCCGCGACGGCAGCGCCCGCGGAGTTGCCGGGGACGGAGACCGCCTCCGAGCTGAGCATCACGGCGTACGCGTCCGTGACGTCGGTAATGGTTATTCCGTTCGATGCCTTGACTGCCACTTCTGTCTCCTAGTCTGCCGCGACCACGTCGGCCTGCAGGGCCAGCGTGCCGTCCACGTCGTCCGCCGTGACGGCGAGCCTCATGCCGCCGTCCGAGAGCCGCGAGTCGCTCGCGGGTATGGCCTGCCAGTCGTCGTCCTCGCCCCGCATGTAGCTCCATTCCACCCGGGCGCCCGCGCCGAACTCGGCTGCCAGCTGCTCCTGGGTCTCGCACGTCACGGGCCCGTGGCGCACCACGACCCTGAGCGTGGTCGAGCCGGTGTTGCTCCGGAACACCGTGCCGGCACTGCTCACGATGTCCACCGTCGTGGGCGTCAGCTCGCCCGCCTCGTAGGCGTCTATGACGATGCCGGCGTCCTCCGTCGCCTTCGCCGCGTCGGCGGCCGCCTTGGCCGCCTGTGCGCTGACCTCCTCCGCGTCGATGGCGCCCGCAACGTCGGCGTCGGAGAGCGCGCTCAGGCGCTTGGCCACGTCGCCCACGGCCACGGGAGCCGAGCTCGTCACCACCGAGCCCACGAGCGTGGAGCCCAGCGCGCCGAGGGTGTACCTGCTGGCCGAGGGGTCGCAGCAGTCGAGCTCGCGGCCCACGCAGACCATCCACTGGTCTATGCCGTGCGGCCTTGAGGTGACCCGGACCTCGTCCATGAAGCCGATGCGCTGGTGCGAGGGGTCCAGCCACGAGAGGTCGACCGCAGAGACCTCCACGCTCTCCACGCCGGAGATGGCCACATCCAGGTCGGACACGGCGCGGTCGGCCAGCTGCTGCGGCTTCGTGGCGCCGGAGTAGCTCTTGTGCTCCTCCACCCAGCCCCAGCGCGCCACGGCGTCGGGAGAGTAGATGGCGTCCCCGCGCTGCAGGTAGCGGCTGGGCAGGCTCGGTGCGGAGCCGGAGAGCGTGAGCACCTGCGCGCGGTCCCCGGTCTTCAGCGCCTCGCCCGTGGGGACGATGGCGGTGGTGCGCCCGCCCGCGGAGAGCGAGCGCGTGAAGTCCACGATGTTCGTGCCGAACTCTATCGGCTGCGCGCACCTGCCGCGCCCGCGCACGGTCCAGTTGACGTACCTCCTGCCGTCACGGTAGCTCGTCCACACGTAGCCGCCCGACGCCTTGAGCATCTGGTCTATGGCGTTGCGCGTCGTGGGGTACTGGTTGTTGGCCAGGGGCACGGGGCCGAAGGAGCTGCCCTCGTTCGTGTCGACGTAGAGCCTGCGGTCCTCGCCCACCAGGTCGTTGTGCCGCCCGACGAGCCACGCGAAGAGGTCGTCCCCGCGCAGGGGCGCGCCCACCTTGCCGGCGACCGAGTTGGTCTCGTAGTTCTTGAACGGCCTCTGCGTGGTGTCGTTGAGGTAGGCCAGCGAGTCCTCGCACCTGACGGACCTCGTGCCGTCGATAGCGACGTCCACGGAGGTGACGCGGCCGCGGAACGTGGTCGTGCCGTCCTCCGTGAGGGTGACCTCCCCTGCGGCGTCGGACGTGAGGGCCGACGCCGCAGGGTGGTCGGGCGCCACGGAGAGCGAGAGCGTGGGCGCGCTCCCCGCCTGCTGCGAGAGCTTGGCCGAGAGCGCGAAGACGTTGGCCGCCGGCTCGTGGACGCGCACGCCCCCGAGCATAATCGCGACGTCCATGCGGCCTCCCCTCGGCTACGCCGTCCTGCTCCAGACGTACACGCCGAACCACGCGGGCTCCACGGAGATGGCGGAACCCGATCCGGTGGCGTTCGTCTTCGAGACGTTCGTCCCGCTCACCTGGTTGTTGCTGCTGTTCTGGTTCGAGGTGTTCGGGTCCGCGATCATGACGTTGTCCGCGAACGCGACGGACTGCGTGGACGTCTGCTCCACCAGGCCGTAGTGGTGCTCCTGGCTCTGGGCCCAGGAGCGGACGGCCGGGTAGGTGTGGGTGTGGCTCGGCAGGTTGGCGGTCGAGAGCGTGCGGCTCATGCTGCCGCCGCCGGAGCCCGCGCCGTGCTTGGAGTCCGCGCCGATGAGGCAGCGGCCCTGCGCCACCTGCTGCCACGTGCCGCCAAGGTACGTGCCGGGGTTGGTGTTCCTCGTGCTCAGGTAGACGGAGCCCACGGGCCACATCTTGTCGAGCATGCTGAAGTTGGTGCCCAGGTCCTTGATCGTCTGGCCGACCTGGTCGGTCACCTCGGGGACGATGAGCCCCATCGTAGCTGTGGTTGTGCTCACTAGCTGAACGCCTCCATCTCGAATTTGAAGTAGACCAGGGTGTCGCCGAAGTCCTCCCCGGCCTCCACCCACCTGCCGGTGTACGCGGTGTCGGTCCACGTGCCGTCGACGGGCTGCCACGTGCCGGAGCCCGGGGACCACGCCGCGGCGAAGCCCTCCCAGTCGTACTGGGCGAGCACCATGCGCGTGCCGTCCTCGCTCGCGACCACGTCCGACCACTCCATCTGCGACCACGTCACCTGGGCGTCCGCCCAGGGCTCCCACGTCGTGGAGCCGTCGGACGCGCCGTGGTCGACCCACGTCGTGGTGCCGGAGTAGGGCGTGGAGTTGACCATCACGAGGTTGTCGCCCGGGGCGAGCCTGAGCGACGCGTCGCTCCACGTGCCCGCCCGGAAGTGCACGGTCTCGCCGTCCGGCAGGACCTGCACGAGCGTCTCCTGGGCGCACTGCACGGTGGGGACCACCGAGCGCACGCCCACCGGTATCACGAAGGTCTTGCCGCACTTGCCGTCCATGCGGTAGGTGCGCGAGCCCCCGCGCTTGAACGGGTCGGCTCGCGCCGTGAGCTTCACCACCGCGCCGCCGGCCACGTGGTCCTCCCGCATGGAGAAGCGCCCGGAGTAGGTCCACCCCGGGTCCCAGGTCAGCTCGAAGTCGCGCCTGCGGCCGTTGAGGTTGGTCCTCAGCCGCTGCAGCGCCGCCGCGCGGTCCTCGGGCCAGCCGTCGATGGCGAGGGTGAAGGTGATGTCGTGGTCGTCGTAGGTGGGCTCGCCCGCCAGCGCCTCGGTGAGGTCAAGCGTGCCGGACGCGCCCGGGATCTTCACGTAGCTGGTGCGCGCCGCGGGCGGGTCCTCCTCGGGCTGGCCCACGAGCATGAGCCCGTAGGTGGCGCAGAGGGGCGTGCCGGCGACCACGACGTCGATGTCGGACTGCCTCATCTGGCGTACGCCTCCCTCAGCTGGCCCAGCTCCCGGTCGATGTCGGGCGCCATGTACCCGGCGAGCCTGCGGCCGTCCAGGTAGACGCCCACGCGGTCGAGCTTGGCCGCGAGCGCGCGGACCTCCTGCAGGAGCGCCGACTGGTCGCCGGCAGACGGGGCCATCTCCTCGGCGATGGCAGAGGCGATGGGGCGCATGTACGCGGTGTTCGTGAGTGGCACGACGGCCCCGCCAGTACCCCAGTTGAGCACCGCCTCGATGCCGTCCTCCCCCACCCAGCCGTTGTTGGTGAGCGTGGGGCCCTTCGCGATGTATCCGGCAGCGTGGCGCGGGATGTACGGGGCGTTGGCCACCGATCCCGTGGCGCTACCGCCCGTGACCGTACGGATGATGTTCTCGAACGTGTTGTGGATGATGTCGATGGTAGTGGTGGCGTGATGGTCCTGCGGCGCGTCGCGGTTGTACGCGTCGATGGCCGCCGTGGCGTCGCGCACCGACTGGTCGTTCACGTCCGCCGTGCCGTGCTGCGGCACGAGCTTCGAGCCATTCCACGTATAAATATTCTTCTGGCCATCGACGAGTGAGACCGTGTCCGAGACTGCCCTGCCGTCCTTCGTGGTGAGCGTGCTGCCGTTCCAGAGGTAAATCTGGCCCTGGCCGCTCGCGAGGACCGCATAGTCCGCCGAGGCGGTCGTGGACTTCGGGACCAGGGTGCTGCCATTCCACTCTAGCTCGGTCATGTTGGCGTCGTAGAGCGTGGAGTAGTCAACGGTCGCCGACGAGTCCTTGGGTGTCAGCGTGCCGTTGTTCCACTCGATCACGTTGCCGTTGGCGTCGATCAGCTCGGTGGCGTCCATCGTCACGTTGCCGTCCTTGTCGAGCACCGGCGTCGAGTTGTACACCTCGATCATGTTCGTGAGGAGCTGGGTGTCGCCGCCGCACTGCTCGACCATGGCGGCGTAGTCCGCGCCCATGTGCGAGAGCGCCGCCGCGCCCTCGTCCCCCATGCCCTGCAGGGCAGTGATCACGGACGTCTTGGTGCCGTTGTACCCTGCCGCCAGGCGGGTGAGGCTGTCCATGCTCATGTTGGCGAAGTCGTCCGTCGACATGCCCATGTCGCGCAGGTCATCCGCGAACTTGCCGGCGTCCTGCCCGGCGGTCTCGAACGCCTTCTCGAAGATGGGCGTGGCCGCGAGCTGGGTGAACTCGTCGGCCGAGTCGCTTGCCGCCGCCGAGGCGTTGCCGAGCTCGGTCTCCAGTGCCTTGACGCTGTCGGTGGACTGCTGGTACGCCGCGCTGGTCCTGTCAAGCGCCTCCTGGGTGCCATCGATCTTCGTGGCGCTCTTTGCGTACTCGTCGGCAAGGGCGGCGGCGACGTCTGCCGCCACCCCGCTCGCCTGGGCGTCCTTCAGCTTCTTGTCGTACGCGGCATCGTAGGTGTCGTTGTAGTTCTTCTGCGCCTTGGCGTACTCGTCCAGCGCGTCGGACTGCGCCTCGTACGCCTCGGTCAGGTTGGCCGAGAGGGCGCTCATGCGAGCCTCGTTGACCTTGCTCTGGGCGAGCTCGTCGACCTTCTCCTTGAGGTTCTGCACCTCGCCGTTCTGGTCCTGGTACTTGCCGGTGAGGACGTCCTCCTGGGTGATCTGCTCGCCCGTGGCGTCGTTCACCTGCTTGAGGGCCCACTCCAGCCTGCCCTGCTCCTCGGTGGTCAGCTCGGTCTTGCCGATGAGCCCGTCGATGGTGGACTGGACCGTCTGCCAGGTGCCGATGGTGCCCTGCGCGGTCGCGTTGTTGCTGGCCATTGCATCGGCGTGGGCCTGCATCTTCTGCGTGAGCCCGTCGAGGTCGACGGTGGTGTCGACGGCCTTCTCGCCGATGCCCTCGATCCCGCCCTTGAACGCGTCCAGGTTGGTCGCGTCCACCGTGGCGGCAAGGAAGGACTTGGTGGCGTCGGTGAAGGCGTCCTGCTTCTGCTTGACCTCCATGAAGTGGCCCACCAGCAGCGAGATGCCCGCCACGCCCGCGGCGATGGCCACGCCCCAGGGACCCATGAGCACGGAGGAGACCCCACTGAGCCCCGTGGCCGCGCTGAGCGCGCCATCGGCGAGCGGCCCCTTGAGCTTGCCGCCGAGGTCCAAGACCTTCTCGGAGGCGATGCCCACGACCTTGCCGATGCCGGCCATGTCGGCACTGACCGCCCCGAACGCGCCCTTGGCCGCCTTGATGCCCACGAGCGCGGTGGCCACGCCGGTGATGGCGGGGGCGAGAGGCTTGACCATGCCCACGAGGTCCTTCACGACCCCCCAGGCGCCCTTGAATGCCGGCGCCATGTCCTTGGCCAAGCCCGCGACGTCCTTGAAGACGTCGTTGATGCCGCCCTTCACGTCGTTCAGCACCGACGTGATGTTGTCCCGGCCGATGGAGTCCATCACGTTGGCGATGCCCTTGGTGACGGCGTTGCCCATGTTCTCGAAGCTGGTCTGCAGGCCGCCCGCGGCGGTCTCCGCCTGCTCCTTGAAGCTGGTGATGCCGCTGCCGCCCCGCTGGTCGAGCTCGACGATCTTGCCCATCAGCTCGTCTATGGAGATGGACGCCCACTTGATGCCCTCGGGCGCGTCCTTCTCCTTGCCGCCGCCGAGCGCGTAGTAGAGGTCCTGGGCGCTCGCGGTCGGTCCCAGCATGGACGTGGCCAGCTGCTGCATCTGGCCGGGCGCGGCCGAGACGAGGCTCTTCCAGTCCTCCATCTCCGGCTTGCCCTTGGCGAGCATCTGGCGGAACTGCTCGCCCGCGGCGGTGGCGATGTTCGTGCTCGCGCCGGAGGCCAGGAACATGTCGTTGAGCGCCAGGCCCACGTCCGTGGCCTTGCCCAGGTCGCCCGTGACGGCCGTGAGGCCCTGCACGGTGCGCGCCATCTCGTCCAGGCGCGTGGGCAGGCTGCCCAGGCGGTCGCTCATGGTGTCGATGCTCGACTGCGCGTCGTCGGCGGAGTAGCCGAGCGTCTGCATCACGGTGGGGTAGTTCTTGAGCGTGTCCAGGCGCGACGCGGCGGAGCCGACGTGCGAGGCCACCGCGTCCATGGCCTTGCTCGTGACGGTGGAGAAGACTCCCATGAGCGCGCCCTGCCTAGAGAGCCCGCTCGTGCCCTTCTCCACGCCGCCCGCCAGGCTCTCGCCCATCTTCTGGCCGCCCGCGCTGGCGTCGACGCCCGCAAGCGCCCTGTTGACGCTGGCGGTGAGGCCGTCGAACTTCGGGACGATGGTGAGGTTGGCGGATCCGATGCTAGCCATCCGTGACATCCCTCCACTCGGTCTGCTCTATGCGCTCGCGGGCCTGCCGCGCCCGCATTCTGGCGCGCTCCGTGTCCTCCAGCGTGCCGGGCCTCACGACCATCCGCGAGCCCTCGGTACTGCCGGTGGCGGAAAGATGCATCGACATCACGATGAGGTCCTTGATGTCGGCCAGGTCGTGCCGCTCGTCGGACCACGCCAGGTGCGGGTCCAGCGACGCCCTGTACAGGCTCCCCTGGGGCAACGTGGCGATGAGGTCCACGGCCTCGTCCGGGTCCACGTCGTCGTAGCGGCAGTGGTAGTAGGCGCGGAAGTCGTGCCTCAGCTCGCGCAGACGGGGCCTTCCCGGTGCGTCCGCCCCCGGCACGTCCCCGTCCTCCAGCCGCGCGAGCGTCAGAAGTTTTTTAGTTCGTCCGACGTGATCACCGTCGCGCACGCGAGGCCGAGCGCCTCGTTGTCGACGGCACCGTCGTCGTCGGTGCAGCGCGCCACGAGGTCCTCCCACTGGCCCTCGCCCAGGAGCATCCCCATGGCCCGCGCCATGTCCTCGTCGCTCCTGATGTTGGCCACGGCGTCGGTCACGGCCTTGTCGTGCATGCGCTTCACGGGCACCTCGACGGTGGTGCCGAGCACGGGGATGGTGGCCACGCGCTCCCGACGCCCCTGTATGACGTCCACCTTCTCGCGCACGCCCCTGGCGCCGCTCACGTCTATGCCACAGGCCCGGGCGTACTCGTCGAGGTCCGCCGGGGTCATCTGGAGCAGGTACTCGGTCCTCAACTGTTGCCTCCAAGGAGAAGCGGGGAGGGCTCGCGCCCTCCCCTCGCGGCGATGCCTAGGCAGTTGCCGGCTCGGCCTCGCGGATGTAGTACGGGCGGCCCTTGTCGTCGTTGGCGCACGAGAACGTGATGCCGTAGACGAGGAGGGACCCCTTCTGGTGCGCCTCGTCGTCGATGGAGTCGATCTTGGGGCGCGGGAACACGGTGCGGCGGAGCCTGCCGTTGGAGAGCAGCTCGTCGATGAACATGGGCGTCACGACGGAGGGCACCGTGGTCGGGTCAATCTTGGTGATGTTGCCCTCGGCGTCGGTGGTGACGTTGCCCACGCCGTAGCGGACCTTCGCGACGGAGGCGCGGTCGATGTCGGTCAGCTCCAGCTTGAAGGTGTTCTCCTCCTCGCTGATCTGGGTGAGCAGGACCGAGCCGTGCCAGCCCTTGAACTTGTTGGACGTCACCGAGACCGACTTGGTGTATCCGTTGTCGGAGAACTCACCGATGGACTCGAAGTCCGTGAACGTGCTGGCCTTGGCCGCCGCGTCGTCCGGCAGCGTGGCCGCCGGCTTGAAGCTCACGTAGGCCGCGCCGCCCTCTACGGGCTGGCCAACGGTGACGTATTTGGTGCTGTCGAGCGTGTCGGCAGCCGTGGTGGTGGAGGTGGTGTCTGCCATCTTCTACCCTCTTCCCTATTCGTAGTCGTGCGTTACGAGCGTGTACGAGAGGAACCAGCGCGGGGAGTGCCTCACGAGGTCGTAGTCGCTCCTCATGGACTCCATCTCCACGCGGTCGTAGCCCTCCGCGAAGGGCAGGTGCCGCATGGCGCGGTCGACCTCGGCCGCGAGCGCGCACGCACGGGCCTCGGTCCCCGCCCAGACGTCTATGGAGACGCCGGGGCGGTCCCTGAGGGCGTCGAGCCTGCGGCCGCCGGAGCGGCGCACGAGGACCAGCTCCGCGGGGAACGGGTCCTCCGCGGAGCCGTCCGGGGCCTGCCCGGCCCTGACTGCGACGCCGAGCGCCGCGACGAGCCTGGCGCGCACGTCTGCCTGGACGTTGAGCATCCTTGCCTCCTAGTGCGCGAGCCCGTCGAGTGTGTGGAACTGGTTCTGGTCGAGCTTTCCCACGTCGTTGGCGGGCCACACCTGGCCGACCGCCACGTGGCTGTGCAGCTCGGCGCTGGCCCTGTACGCGCTCCCCTTGTGGTGGTACACGTGCCGCCGGGCCTTCTTCCTGGCGGCCGCGTCCATGGTGTCGTCCAGCTCGGGCTGGATGGCATGGCCCGCGGCCTGCGCGTTGGCGCTCGCGCAGAGCCCCTGGGCGAGCCTCAGCAGCTCGGCCTGGCACGCGCCGGACTTCAGGACGGCGCGCACGCCGCCCGTGTCGTGCTTGAAGCCGTCGAGCTTGACGTCGAAGCTAGCCATCCGCCCTCCCGACCTCTATGGTGCGGTCCCACGCGAGCGGGGACTGCGGGGTCTCGTCCGTGGGGCCCGTGACGCGGTACGCCGTCTCGGCGTCCGCGGGGTCCATGCCGCGCGCCACCAGGGCCACGCGGCAGCGCTCCAGCACGCCGTGGTACGTCCTTGGCAGCGAGACCGCGTAGCGCACGCGGACGCCGTCAGGGCGCAGCGCGTCGTTCAGCTCCGAGCCCGAGAGCGGGCGCACGAGCGCCCCCTCCACGGTCTCGGCGGACCACGTGACCACGGGCTGGCCCATCTCGTCCGGCTCCCCGTACGAGGGGCGCAGGACGGCTATGGTCTCGCCCAGCATCAGGCACCCCCGTACGACGGCACGATCGTGCCTATGGACTGCGACGTGCCGAGGGACCTCCTGAGGGCCCTCAGCGTGTCGCGGTCGAAGTAGGCGGACCCCGATGCGTTGGAGAACGTGTAGCTCCCCTGGAAGCCGTTGGCCGTGAAGCTCGCCTGCTTGAGCCCCGCCATGTCGCCCATGGCCTCGGTCGCTGGGGCGACGAGCGCCTTGCGGCACGCGTCGGTCACGAGCGCCCGGCACATGAGCAGCTGGTCCTCGCTGAGCGCGTCCGTGGCGGTGATGCCCGCCACGGCGCGGAGCTTGGCGGACTGCTGGGCGAGCATGGACTCCACGCGCGCGTAGCCGCTCGACGTGTCGCCCGTGTCGACCTGGTACTCGTCGACGGTGGCGTATGCGGTTGCCATGCCCGCCTCCTTCGCTAGGCCGTGGCGATGGTGCCCTTGACGATGTAGTCGGTCACCTCGGGCACGAAGAGCGCGCCCATGATGGCGTTGGTGACGGCGGACACGCGGCCGTAGTCGACCTCGTGGTAGACGCCGATCAGGCCACTGTCGTCGCTCTGGTACTCGAATCCGGCCGTGGCGAGCTCGGAGAAGTCAAGGCCATAGGCATGGATGTTCTCCGCGGGGGTCACGTAGAGTGTGCCGGACGGGACCTTGTTGGTCAGGAAGCACTGCGTGATGCCGAGGAAGTTCTCCAGGTACGTCATGCCGAACAGGTTCTGGATGGTGATGGGTGTGTCGCCGAGGTGCGCCTGGGCGTCGGAGCGGTTGACGAAGTGGATGAGGTTGCCGGACTCGTCGCCCAGGTCCTCAAGCTTGTCCCCCAGGGTTCCGTCCACGTTGGCCAGGGCCGCCTGCAGGGTCTTGCCTTTGGCGGTGCCGGTGCCGTTGGCGAGCGAGCCGAAGAAGCCCGTGATGACCTTCTGGCGCAGGTGGCCGAGCATCTTCTTGTCGGTGGCGAGGACGGCTTTGGTGTATCCGCTCGAGAGGATCGCCTTGGCGGATGCCGCCTTGCGGTACGGCTTGGGGTCGAGCTCGGCGATGGGGACCTTGGTGACCTTGTACTTGGACAGCGCCACCAGGTCGCCCTCGACGTAGCCGTCGCCGGAGCTGGAGTCGGTGCCTGCCGCCTCGTTCAGCTCGCCGGTGACCTTGTACTGGTTGATGGCTGCGCCGGCCTGGCGGACGTCCACCGTGAAGTTGGCGAGGATCTCGGCCAGGCGGTCGTACTCGCCGGTGAAGTTGTTGACGAACTCGATGTCGAGGGACCTGGCTACGTCCTCGGACTTGATGAGGTTCTCGGGTGCGGGCATGTCTGCCCCTCCGTTCCTACTCGTAGAGGGAGAGGTTCTGGGCCCTGGCGCGGACGCGCGCCACGGGGTCCTTGATCCCCTCGATTCCCTCCGGTGTGATCGTGTGCTGGTTGGCCGCGCCGCCCTTGTCGCTCGGGACGTTGGGCTTCGCCGCCTTCGCGAAGGATGCGATGGCATCGGCGCTCGCCTGCATCTCGGCCTCCGTGGCCCCCTGGATGAGGGACGCCGGGACGCCCGTCGCGGCGCTCACCCTTGCGGCGAGGTCGGCTCGGGCCTTCTGCTCGCGCAGCTGCTGCGCCTCGGCCTCGGCCTTGGCCGCGCGCTCGTTGGCGCGCTCCAGCTCGGTCTTGGCCGCCTCCTGTGCCTCGTCGTACTTGGCCGCCTTGGCCTTGAGGTCCTCGTAGTCGGCGTACTTGCCGCGCTCCTCGCGCCGGGTCCTGCCCATGAGCTCGTTGACCTCCTCCTGGGTGAAGGTCTTGGGCTCCTGCTGCGTGCCGCCGTTCTGCTCTGCCATTCCATGCTCCTTTGCCCCGCCCTCTGGCGGTCGTCGGTTCCCACCCGTTGGTGGTCGTCAGGTTCCCCCGCCTTTGGCGGTCGTCCATCCGTGATTGCGCCCACGGCGGCGAGGTATGAGGAAGGCCACCCGGAGGTGGCCTTGGTCAACGAATGTTAGTTGTGTCCTGTCGCTACTCGACTATGCCGGTGATCTCGTTGGCATATGCCAGCTCAACGCTACCGTTACGTCTTTCGATGGCGACGTAACCAATCTCATCTGGGTCGTTCTCGGGAGACTGATAATCGAAGAAACTGCCAATAATCGTCCGACCATCAGCAGTCTCGACTCCGTGAGCCTTGCCATCGCGAAGCAGACGGTAGGCACGGAGAAGCAGGCTCTCTGTCGTCATCTATCGCTCACTCCTTCGGCTTCGGGTCCGATGGGACCACATGGGCCCCGCGCCGCGAATAGTGGATAGTGAACCGCGTGGTCGGCTGGTCACGCTCTTCGGGGTCATCTGACCTGTATGTACCCACTATACCCTCAGGCGCGACCACCGTCTCCTTTATCTGGTTCTTAAACCCGGTAGGAGAAGCGGGGTCTGGATGATAGTTGACGTATATCTTGCCAGTGCCACACCGTTCGACTGCTATCCTCTCAGCATCGCCATATCCGACTGCCCCCTTACCCATCTCCGTGGCCTTTGGCTCGCAGTGGTTGAGCTGCTTCGGCACGAGCTCCTTGCTCTGGAGGCTCGACCTGACGTACAGGCGCGCGTCGTCCTCATGCATCTTGCTGTGCCCTGAGATTCCATCCATCATGCGGACCGTGCGACGAGTCTTGAAGCGGTCCCTGGCTTGCCCGAGGGGGAGCGGATGCCCGTTCCTCGTATGCGCCTCGGCGTACGCTATCTGGCCACTTTCGCCAAGTGCGTCCCACTCGCGCTCCCAGTCGTCCCCTATGACGTCAGCCGCATCCTGGTACGCGCGATTGAGCGCGTCGGGGTCGTAGCCGCTGAGGCTTGGCTCTGCCGAGTGGTCGCACACCACCATGCACTTGCAGTTTGGGTGACGCGCGTCGTTCGCCTTGCCCTCATCGCTGTACGTCCACCCGTTCGACCCCTGGATGACGCAGAACCCGCACGCCCCCGGGTTCGGGACGATCGCCCACATCGGATGATGCGGGTCGCTGCGGGCGTTGCGCACTATCGTCGCGTCCGCACGATCATGCACGAGCCGCTGCGACTGTGCCGAAACGTCTGCAGACAACCCGAGAAGGTCGAGTCCCGCGAGCGGATGGCGCTTCATGACGTCATTGGCGGCCCGCTTCACATGTGATGCGGGCACGTCACCGTACGCTGTCGCCTCGAACTCGCCATCGACCCCGGCGTCCTCCCTCTCGGCGTCGTAGAAGTTCTTCGCCGCGGCCGATGCGGCCAGCCCGCGCCTTTCGGTGGCTCCGGAGATTGACGCGGCGACGAGCTGCCTGAGGGAGCCCGTGGTCAGGTTCTCGATTCCGACCGAGTTGACGGCGTTCTCGATCGTCTTCGCCGCGTCATCTCCCGCAAGCCGCTCTGCCTCCATGACGAGTCGCCGGTACAACCTGAACTTCGCCTCGTCAACCATCCGCTACTCCTCGGTGGCACCGCCTTTGGCGGAAGCCGTGATCTCCTGGGCGACCTCCGCGAGCGCCTGGCGGGCGCGAGCGTTGGCCGTTTCGCTCATGAGCCTGTCGATGGTCGCCTGGTCGAGCCCAACGCCCTCGTAGAAGACCCTCGTGCCGACGATGCCCTTGTCGACGCCCGCGAGCTTCGTCCATGCGTCGGCCCTCGCCGCCAGCGTCGGCATGGACGGGTCGGCGAAGTAGGCGCGCACACCGTTCTGGTCTGCGGTGAGGTCGTTCACGGTCACCCCGGAGGAGACGGCCATCATGAGCCGCGCCACCTGCCAGAGCGAGTCCCTGAGCGAGTCGATGATGTTCTGGACGTCCAGGATGAGCGGGTCGTTCGCCGCGCCGAGGGCGTCGCTGGACGTGTAGTTGTTGGAGAGAACGCCCAGCTGCGCGAGTGGCACGTTCGCGGCGCCGGAGAAGCGCTGGGCGTCGTTCTCGTAGACGGATATGAAGTTATGCGCGTCGCCCGCGGGGAACTGCCCCACCTGCGGCACGTCGCCGTTCTCGTCCCGCGTGAAGGCCCAGAGCGCGCCGAGGTAGGCCCTCAGCTTCTTGGCCTCGTCCGGCACGAGCATCGGGTCGCCCGTCTCGGGGTCGATGACCGGGTCCCCGTTCTCGTCGAGCAGCGGCTTGGCGAACGTCGATTCGGCTGCCCCGAGCACGTAGCGCTGCGGGGCGGTGAAGAACTCGGCTCCCACGTCCATGCGCAGGACGTCTCGGATCGCCTTGTCGACGATGCTCGTCAGCTCCGGCGTGAGGACGGAGCGGCCGACCGGCCTGTCGAGGTCCGGGGCGTTGATGATGGGCACCATGAGCATGGCCCCGATGCCGTTGTCCTCGCTGGTGCAGCCCCAGCGGACGCCGCCATCCTCCCACTCCCCACGCGAGAACGTGAGGACGCGGTCCGGCAGGTGCACGACGTACCGGTTGGCCCTGTTGTGCCGGTCCACCCCCGAGAGGATGATGCCGGCGCCGGCGCCGTCCACGTCCTTGTCCCAGATCGTGCAGCACTGGTTGGCGGAGAACGCCCTCACCTTTGCCGCGGGCTGCCCGGGGTTGCCGCGCATCACCGTCATGGCCGCCGTGCCGTGGACGAGCGCGGAGCGCGTGGCCATGCCGACGAGCGACTGCATGCGGTTCTGCGTCACCAGGGCGTCCAGCGCCGGGTCTGCGTCGCCGCTGAACACGAAGCCGTCGAAGTGGATGCGGTTGGCCCGCACGTCGATGGCCTTCGCGGCCCATCCCACCACCTCCTCCACATGCCGCAGCTGTGGTGGTATGGATATGCCGAAGTCCCTCACCGAGTTCTTCATCTCGTAGTAGCGGGTCAGCCGTGCGTTGCGGGTGCGGGCGGCGTGCCACGTGTCGAAGAGGTCGCGGACGACCTCCCGGCAGTCCTCCGGGACGGACGCCTCGTCGGGCTCCGGGAGGGGCGTCGAGTCGAAGCGGTTGATTCTTTTCACAGGAGCATCTGCCTCCTCCTAGGGTCCCTCTTGGAGTTCCTGACCGCCCACACGGCGAGCGCGGCCGCCTCTACCGCGGTGCTCTCGTAGCCCTTCGACGGCCCGAAGGCCCACCCGCGGCTGAGCGGCCTCTTCACCGCGTGGAGGGCCGAGTCTTCCAACTCCGGTTGCAGCGTGTGATACACGGTCCCCGACCTGAGCCCGTCCAGGAACGCCGACGCGGCCTCGGCGACGTCGGACGGCCTCGGGCTCACGACGTAGTTCTTCGGGACCCCGATACCCTCGACGTTGGCCACCAGCGCCTGTGCGGACGGGCCGTCTACCGCCACGCAGGACACGCTCCGCTTCTTGCGCACGATGTCCCGCGCGAGGTCGAGGGTGCCGCCGAGCGTGCTCCCGACGCTCACGAGCTCGACCGCCGCGTTGCCGCGGCCGTCGGTCTTGGCGCCCGCGAGGACGTAGTAGCTCCCGTCCCGGCTCATCCTGACCGCGAGGGCGGTCCTCCTTGGGTAGTCGTCGCCGATCTCGTCGATGGCGCTCTGGGCCCACTCCTCCTGGCTGATCGCGTAGTCCACCGCGGTCTCCCGCTCGGACCACCACCCCAGGTGCTGGTGGGCGAAGTGCTCCCGCGACATCGACTCCGCGTTCGCCGCGATGATCTCCCGGTCGAGGATGATGTCGATGGACGGGTTGACCCTCGTGACGAGGTCCGCGTCCGTGGGGGACGGCGGTGTGCCACCGTACCCCGCCGACCATTCGACCCACGACGTCTTCCTCGACTTGCCCGCAAGGGCCTTGGAGCGCACGCGCTCGAAGACCTCGCCGAAGTCGCCCTCCTCCGGGCACGTGCCGTTGAAGATCGTCTGCGAGCCGCGCACGGTGCGGGAGCCGCGGGAGGCGATCGCGGGCGAGAACGAGGCGATGGCCGAGTCGTCCACCGCCTGTGCCTCGTCGTAGATGAGCAGGGTGCCGTGCTGGCCGTTGCCGCCGTTCCTCGTCCTCGCCAGGAACTTGATCCTGCCGCCGTTCTTCAGGCGGATCTCCTCGCGGCCGAGGGCGGAGTGGAACCCTCCGGGTTCGACGTACTTCAGGAGGGACGGCTTCCCGAAGAGGTCCGCGACTTCCTCGTACGTCTCCGTCGAGGTCTTCTGGAGCTGGGACGTGTAGATCACGACGCCCTTGTACAGGAGCATCTCCCCCACCGAGCGTGCCACGATGACGCGCGTCTTCCCGTTCTGGCGCGGACACTCGGACCCGCACTGCTTCGCCGCCCACTTGCCCTTCTTGTCGTAGCAGAGCATCGGCGCGAGCATGAGCACCTGCCACCAGAGGAGCGGCGCCCCGGCCTCGCGCATGATGTCGACAACGTCTCGGAGGTCGGAGCCGACATGCTTCGGCACGACGAGCGTCGTGGGGTACTGGTTCGGTTCAGCCCGCATGCTTTCTTACGATCTTCGCCACGGGGTCGTCACCGTCGTCCCCAGCCTCAAGCTGAGAGATGGCGGAGACCGTCTCGCGGTACTGCCGCGAAAGTGCAGACAGGTCGCGCTGCTCCTCGCAGGCGTCGATCTCCGCCGCGAGGCGGTCTGCGAGCGCCTTTAGGCAGGTCAGCTGGTCACCTGAGGACGTGGCCTCCGAGAGCTTCATCTGTTGTCTGCCTTCCAAATTTCCCTGTGTGTAAATTGGCCCTGGGCGCGACGTGGAGGGGGCCAGCGGCCGCCAAAAAGACCGCCCTGGGTCATCGCGATTAGTAAATGATGTTTAGTTAATCGCACTCACCGTAACCTCGATTGAGGCACTTCGACGCTCCTCGTCGGCCGCACCTCATCGCATCAATCTTCATGCGTCGCGCACGTCGGACTCACCAGTCGGTGGTGGTCCGGGGAGGGGCAAGCGATACGGGAGCACCGCCGCTCCTGCGCGCCCGCTCGACGGCCTTGGCCTTGGCCACGAAGTCCTGCGGGCACGACCACCCGCCGAACGTCGCGGTTACCTGTGAGCGCACGCGCTCCACGTACTCGACCGAGCGCGCGGACCTCCACCCGTTGCAGCACCGGTGGGCCGTAGCCAGGTTGCCCGTGCGGTACGGCGAACCGCCGTGGCTCACGGGCTCCAGCTCGTCCACAACGAACTCGCACGGGTCCATGCGCGGGAGGGAGTGGTCCACCGGGAGGCCGCAGATCCAGCACGGCTCCCCGCGCTGGCGCACCGCCGCCCTGGCATGGTTGCGCTGGGTGCCGTTGGCGCGCCTCGGGTTGGTGCCGCCCCTGGTCATGCGTCACCCCCCCTATGCCGTCATGCATCCCCACGCCACGGTATGCCGCAGAGACGGCGCCGTGGTGCACTCCCCTAGGGTCCTCCATCTTCCTGCAGAAACGTGCGCTTCTACCCCTCCGACTCCGACGTCTGGGACTGGCTGCAGTCCCAGCCCAACAAGCAGTCGTACATCCGGGGCCTCATCCGCGAGGACATGGAGCGCGGTCGCGAGGCCTAGCGCACCCCGTCCATCGGCGACCCGTGGTTGCGGAAGCACTCCATCAGGTGGTCGTACGCCCGCGTGCACCTGGGCGGCGTCACCCGCACGCCCAGGTCCGCCAGCGCCCGGAGCATGGCGCAGCTCATGGCCGTGTCGTAGCGGACGGCGATCGTTGCGATCTCTGCGAGACTAACCATGGGCCGCTCCCCTCCAAGGGTGACCGGAGCTCCGCGGGGAATGGAATAGCACGGGCCCGGCCACGAAGACGAAGACGGCCCCGAGGACCTTGGATCCATCGGGGCCGCACGAACGCCAGTGTGCACCATATCACGAAAACACCTGGCACGGGTTGGCACGAGTTGGCAAACCCCGGCACGGGCTGGCACGGGCTGGCCAGAATCGGCACGTCATCACCCCTCGCCGGTACAATTACTTCTTGTTCACCCAAAACGGGCCCTTCGCCCAGCTCAGGCGTGGCGAGGGGTGCTAGGCCGCTGCCACGGTTCTGCCACACCTCCAAAGCCGCCGGGGCGCCCCATCCCCACCACGGTTCCCCCACAATCGCCGCCGCACAACCAGAACCGCTCGCGGCCAAGACGCTACCGCTCACCCCTCGGCGGTTCCGCGCCGCTCGGCCACGCGGCGCATGCCGAAGGCGTCGATGGTCTCCAGCGCGGTCTCCACGGCGCGCCTGCACCAGCGCTCGCTCATGCGGCAGCCCCTGGCCACGTCCGCCCAGGTCGCCCCCGCGCAGTAACGCCACCACAGCGCGTCGGCGTACGCCGAGCCCAGCAGTGCGCAGACCCCGCCGGTCATCTGGTCGTCCCGGCCGTAGATCACGTTGCACGCCAGGTCGACCAGCGCGTAGTCCTCGTTGACCCTGCGGCGCATGCGCTCCTCGTAGTCCAGTCTCTCGTCCACGGCCGCCATCACGTCGGTGCGGTGGCCGCTGCGTCCGTGCGGCTCGTACGACTGGGCGCGCACGCCCTCGCGCCCTTCCATGCCGGAGAGCACGCGCCTGGTCCTCTCGGCCTCGCGCGCCGCGTCCCTCGCCGCCTCGAGCAGGTCCCGCGCGCAGGAGTAGTCCTCGTACCCCGTCACCGCGCACCACCGGCGATCCTCATGTCCGGCCCCTCGGTGCGCACGACGCTAGCACCGTCCATCAGGCGGGACACGATGCTCTGCGCCGTCATCACGTCGGAGTGCCCGGCCATGCGCTCGGCCGCCTCGCTCGGCAGCCACTGGGAGGTCACGACCGTGGGCAGCCGCCTGCCCCAGCGCGCGTTCACCACCTGCCACAGGTGGTCGACGGCGCGCGTGGTGCCGGTGCCCTTGCCCAGGTCGTCGATGACCAGGAGCGGCGCGGTGCCCAGCGCGTCGGCGGCGTCAGAGCCGGAGAGGCCCGAGACCGCGTCCGTCAGCGCCACGGCGTCCACGAACCTGCCGCCCCTGCCCGACGAGAGCCAGCCCTTCAGCACGGAGCAGGCGCGGGTAGTCTTGCCGGTGCCGGCCGGGCCTGCAAACCAGATGCCGCTCCCGCCCGCCAGGCGCTCCAGCGGCCGCTGGTCGGCGGCCACGGTCGAGAACCGCTCCGGCACGCCAGCCGCCACCATCGCGCGGCGCAGGGCACCAGCCCTCGCGGCGTCGGCGTCGACGGCGCCCTCGGCCATGCGGTCGTGGTACTCCTGCGCCTCGCGCGCCCTCTCGGCGCGGAACTCCGCCATGGTCATCCTGTTTGCGCTGGTCAACCCCTCCCTGCTCACAGGCTTCCTCAGAGAGGACTCGCCGAAGCAGCCCTCGTCGCGCATGATCTCGAAGAGCGTCCTGCCCATCACACCACCCCGATGTCGCCGAAGCCGCCGTCCCCCCAGGTGCCGCCGTCGTACGCGGTCAGGTCCACCACGGGGCTGGCCCTGCCCGCCGGCCGCGCGTTGAGGTAGCCCTCGAACTTCTCGGGCCTGAAGAGCGTGTCGGGGCGTAGGAACCGCTGCATGCGGGGGTCGTGCAGCCACTCTGCTGCCATGTAGTCGACGGCCCGGTTCAACTCAGCGACCGTGTGGCCGTCGTTGAGCCTGGCACGCACATACCTCGCGTTGCCCTTGCTCGCGGTGTAGCGCTTGCCGGTGACGGTGTTCAGGTGGTCGATGACCTGCCGCACCTCGTCCATGCGACCCGAGTCCTCCGCGCGAGCCCCCTGCAAGGGGGTTTGGGGGTTCTCTTCCTCTTCTTCTACCTCTTCCTCTTCTTCTACGCATACCGCGTTTGCATCTGCACTTGCATCTGCACTTGCATCTGCACTTGCATCGTCATTTGCATGTGCACTTGCATCGTCATTTGCATGTGCACTTGCATCGGCCTTCGCGTCTGCGTAGTCCGAGCCCCAGCGCTTGCGTGCCGCTGCCGAGCGCTTGGAGTGCAGCTCGCCGCTCTTCTGCAGGCGGAACCTGAACGCGTAGAACGTCGGGTACCAGGGCTCCGACCTGTCGGGCTCGTCCCCCGTCGCGCCGTAGATGACCAGCGCCGCGAGGAAGCCCGCGCGCTGGTCGGCAGGCAGCATCCCCGCCACTTCAAGCATATCGTCCTGAATCGTCACGGCCATTTCAGTCACCGCTCCCATCGATCTCCTCGTCCACCATCGCCTGGAAGACCCGCGCGGCGGCCTCGTCCCTGCCGGGCAGCACGTGCCCGTAGATCCTCAGCGTCGTCGCCACGTCGGCGTGCCCCAGGCGCTCGGACACCACCTTCGGATCCACTCCGGACAGCAGCAGCCACGTTGCGTGCGTGTGTCGCAGGGAGTGGAACGTCACACCGGGGCCAACGCCCATCTCGCGGCAGAGCGCCGTGAATTCCGCGCTCACGGCGTCGGGCAGCTCCCAGCGGCCGTCCCACGTGACCAGCGGCGAGCGCTGGCCGAGCCCAGACACGACCGCCTCCGACCACTCCAGGTGCCTGCGCACCCCGTCCGCCACCTCGGGCGCCAGGCTCACGTTCCTGTCCCGCCCGCCCTTGGTCCTCTCCTGGCGCACGGCAACCCCGCGCACCTTGACCACGGTCGCGCCCACGTGGAGCGACGAGCGGAACAGCTGCGCGTCGCGCCTAGCGAGCCCGCAGCACTCCCCGCAGCGCAGGCCGGTGTTGAGCGCCAGCCACGCGGCGAAGGCGCACGCCCTGTGCCTGGCTGGCGCGTCATCGTCGAACGCGTCGACGGCCAGGCGCGCCGCAACGTCCCGCATGCCCGCCTGGTCAAGCGCCACCGCCTCGTGCCGCTTCGGCGATGGCTTCGCGGCCACGGAGACCGGGTTGCTCTCGGCGATGCCAAGGTTCACGAAGTGCCGCCACGCGCCGTTGAGGAACCAGTGCAGCCCTATCACCGTGTTGGTGGAGAGCGGGCCCGACCCGCCGCGCGGCCCCTCGGTCGTGAGCATGCGGTAGAGCTCGTCGATCATGGGAGGGGTCACCTTGCGCACCGGCACCTGCCACAGTGACCGTACGTACCCCGCGTAGGTGCGGTACGCCTCCACCGTGTTGGGCGCGGCCCCTCCCGCCTCCAGCGAGCGCAGGTGTCGGTGG